ATCTCCAGAAAAATATCCAGATATGATACCTTTTACAAATTCAATAGGTGCAGTAATAGCACAGTCTGGAACATATTTATTTTCTGCTGTATGCCCTAATATTATTTCTAAGAATTTTGCTAAAATAGTTGAATATCCTACAACACTATATGTTGGATAAGCTCTGTTTTCAGTTCTATCATCAATACGATAATTAATACCAAATTTTGAAAACCAATATTTAGTAAATTCTACTACACCTTCTTCATTTTTTGTAATACATATATCACCTTGTTTAACTCGTGCATTTCCATCTGCTAAAAACAAACCAATAAATACACCATTTTCAAAATCTAAATTAAACATATCTGGAAAATGAGTAGTTATTTTTGTGCTACTATAAGAATATATTGAATTAGGTTTCATCATTTCAATACGATTTTTACCTTCATTTAATGTTCTACGTAAAGCTTTTTGGTTTGGATAAGGTAAAGTAAATTCATTTTCATTATTTTTATCATACCAATCACCTGGTAAAGATCTAGTATTACCAATCATATCCTTTGCTTTAAACAAATCTCTACTAAAGATATATTCATTTTTAGAAAAATACTTAGTCATATCAATATAAGGTTTAATTACATCAGGTGGTTCAGGTAATATTTCAGATACAGGAATAGCATCTCCAATTTTTACATTAGGAGTTTCTGTCGCTACAAATAACTTGTTATCTGAATCCCATATAACGAGTGATTTACTTTTTGTTACTTTAATATTACGACCACTTTTAGTAATGATTTCATATAATATGTCACCTGAATCGTGACGACTTACATTAGTCATTTTACCCCAAATAATATTACCATCTTTATAACAAGATGGAATATAAGCTTCAGTATCAAATAATCCAAGCATTTCCATATTGGCATCTTCTGGTCCAAATTGCTCTACTAAAGTCTTATTATCCGGATTATCAATTTTACTATCAATCCATTCACCAATATTAATATATTTTGTTTCACCATTTTCTATTATTATAATAGGTGTATCTCCTGTTACACTTTTAACAGCAGTATCAATTAATCCTTCACGACCACCCATTGCATGAAAAAATACTTCTTGAGGTGTGAGTCCTTCAATAAATCCGTTTTCTACAAATCCACGTGCTTCAGGACCATCATCATATTTACAATAATGTGGTAAAGTTCTACCTGTAAATCCATAAGGAATACGTTTTCCTTCCACTTTAATTTGTGCTACACAACCCATAATTTGTGTAACATTACTGGTTTTTCCTTTACTACCGGAATTTACCATATTAATCATACGATTTGTATCATCATTTAAAGTTTTCATACAAATGTTTTCAACATCTTTATTCAACTTATTAACAATATTAATAAGTTTGTTTTCAATAAAAGATTCATTATCATATATCGTATCATTCTTTAATTCACCACGACGAAATTTATCTAATACTTCAATCGCTTCATCTTTATTTTTCTTTATTACCTCTTTAACATTTATTCTATGGTCTTCTTCCATCATTAGATCACTTAACCCTACACTAAAACCATCTAGCATTAACCAACGACAAATTAAACGTTGTGTATTATCTAAAAAGTTTCTACAAGCTGTAGGACCATAATCGTGATAAATTAGAGGTATTAAGCCACTAGATAATGATTTAAATGAATGTTTATCTAACTTACCTGCTTTTATTACACTGTTAATAACTTCAAATTTTTTAACCTTAGTATTCATATTTGGCGGTAATATCATTGAATATATTTCTTTGCCAGTATAAATTTTAGTATTAGAAGGTATATTCCCATCAAACATTGAATTTACCATTTGTAAGTTTGATACGGCTTTAGCATCAAGTCTTACTTTATCATCACTAATACGATATGATCCTAATAAAACATCTTGAACCATACCTATAATAGGTACACCATCTTTTTGACTTATTATCATATACGGAATATATGCTAAATCTTTTAATTCATTCATTGTTTGCACCGTTTGTGGTAAATGCATATTCATCTCCATGAATCCCTATAAGTTTCCCTATAGGACAGACTATACCTTAAGCCATCAATAGGAATTGCTAGTTCCTTCAGACCCACTATCATCTAGTCGTTGAACCTTCTCCATATTCTAGCATAACGAACTTAGGAGCTTGGCTGCGGATTGCCCAATCCTTAACTTTATTACCATTGGGTTCGGCTATTAACCGAGTTCCTCTTAAATGTTTCCAAATAAGAGTGGTAGTTAAGGCTCTAAGGGTGTTCCCGTCAATTTGGTAGTGTCGCGTATAATTTATAAATTATACACTAGGTAGTTATATATAGAAAATTACTATTTTCTAGTGGTATTTACACTATTTTCCTATGTAAGTGATACCACAACTTACATAGTAGCTACCTGTTTGGGACAAGATGTTTTATCCCCATCAAAATCTGCATTATATGGCGGTGTATCCAAAACATTTAAACGAAATGTTTTATAAGGCATTACTTTAGCACGATGACACATCATTGACATCTTATGTAAAGATGGTTGCCTATTAAATAATACATAATCATCATCTTGAATATGACGATAAACAACATCACCATATTGTAATCTTTCTGCTATTTCACCAAGATTACAATATTTAATATTAATGATTATACCATTTTTACCACTTTTATGGATATATTTTGCACCAGGCCATTTATCAGGACCATTCAATATCATTTCTCTAACTTTGCTAATATTATTAGTATTTACTATTTCTGGAAATGTTAGATTCATTGCTACTTTAATTGGTATCCCAAGTTGATCTATAGAAATATAAGGATCCGGAGTAATTACAGATCTTGCGGATTGATCAACACGTTTAGCATTTAAATTACCACGAATACGACCATCTTTCTTTTTCATACGATCTGATACACTCTTCATTTTACGTCCATTCCTTTGTAAAGATGCCGTAATACCTGGAATTGAATTATTAAGTAGCGTAAATACGTGATATTGCAAAATTAAAGCAGAATTTTTTAGAATATCTACATTTTGATTACGTTCTTTCTTCTCTTTATAGAATTGATTAAACTTTACAATATCACAAAGCTTATGTGTAAGATCATCCTCACGACGTTGTCCATTTTCTTCAATAATACTAGGTCTTACAGCAGGAGGAGGCACTGGTAATACTGTGCATAATAACCATTCCGGTCTAGACCAAATAGGATTAAAACCAAGAAGTTCAATATCTTTATCACTAAGACGTTTAAATACTTTTAATACTTGTTCTGCTGTAACCTCTGTTTCTTTTTTTTCTTTATTTACCATATATTCTAAATGTAATTTGAAAGGTGTTTTTTTAACATTGAAATGTAAGTAATTTTCACATCCGGTAGAACCATCAAAACCACATTTTCCACCTGTTTTATATTTACTTTGAATTGTTGTAATAAATTTAACATATGCTTCAAACCTTTTATGATTATTTTTAATACCTTTAATACGATTAATCTCTTCTTTAAATACTGGATTAGTTGTATTATCTGATACTATCAATTTACTACAATGAAAACACATACATTTTAATAATTTACGTGTTATGTCGTAAAACATAATATGATATAAAGGTGTTTCAAGAACAATATGACCCATATGATTAGGACAAAGACTAGCTTTTAATCCACAAGTTCCACATAAACGATTAAGTTCTAATGCTCCCATACGAATATCAAATAAACCATTTACAACAGGTTCATTTCCAGCATATGTATCAGTTTTAGTAACTTCACATACTGATCTTTTAATAATTTCATCAGGACTTAATACCGAAAATTGTATTCCTTTTATAGTTTCAATATCAATATCTTGATCTATATTATAGCCTAAAGATGAATATAATGGCATTGCTATTTATATTTATATAATATTAATATCATTTTTAAGTGCAATTATTTTTATAATCAATAGTAATAAAATGATTATTTTTGAAAAATATTTTGATAAAGACAGTTTAATTAAGGTTTATTATTTATATATTGTTTTTGCAATTATATTTTCTTTATTATTTGTTTATATCAAATGTAGATTATATATCAACTTTTTTGATAAGTTTTTATATAAAACTGATAAAAATTATTTACAATATTTAGGTTTCCATATTATAACATACGGAACATTAGGTATCATATTTGGTATAACTGATTACTTTTTAATGATCCTTAAAACTATTATTGTTGAATTATGTATTAATTTTGTTCAAAATTGTAATTTCTTAGAAATTGATGTGAAACAGACTATTTATTCAATTATTTTAAGTATTGTTAGTTTTACTTTAGGATGTCTAATAAACTATTTTTTTCTGAGTAAAAAGAATTAATATAGTGTTTTTTAATTTCATTGTTCGGTAATATTATTGACATTTCGTGATTTTCATTAAAAATTACATATATAAATATATATATTGTTAAAACTAATAATACTGTTTTATACATATCCTTTGTTGATGCGTATATTATTGCTGTTAATATAATTATTTGAGATAAAGGATGTTTTAACATTTCTTTTTGTTGTTCAGTAAGTTCCAATGATAAATATTTACTTCCAATATGAATTAATGCTATTGACATAAGTGATAAAGGCTCTATCATCTTTAGGTTGTTCTTTATTTGTTATTCCTTTTTTTATTAATATTATATCCAAATATATTGCTATAGCACATATTAATATTAATAAACCTATCTTTACATCCCATTGTGAAATATAATAAGCAAATAATACTATAAATAGCAATAATAAAGGATTTTCATACACAATTATCATAAAGTATGGATTTTTTATAGATGGGTTTAGTGCTATTATAACAACATATAGTATTAATATGATTAAAATAATTGTTTTCCATATCGTATCCATTTTATATTACTATATTACAAAAGATAATATGCTATATGCAACTTTAGAAGAAGCATATAATATTCCCAGTTTTAAAAAGCCTAAAAAGAAAAAAACAAAAGAGATTGAACTTTCTCCGGAAATTGATCCTTATGATAAATTTGATTCTAGTATGATAGTAAGCAACGATCATTCTAGAATTACTAGCAATAATCAATGTGATCCTTTACAAGCACCACCTTATGTATTTCCTATAGAAGAAAAAGCAAAAAAACAATATGAACAAGCTTTAAATGATATGAATTCTATTGATACAAAAATTGAAAGCAATATTGATGATGAATTAGATGCATATTTAGATGAGGATGAATACACAGAATTTAATAATAATAGTAATAGGATTGATAAGAGTGTTAAGAGTGATAAGAGTGATAAGAGTGATAAGAGTGTTAAAGGTGATAAGAGTGTTAAAGGTGATAAGAATAATGAAAGTGATAAGACTGATAAGACTGATAAGCTATTTGATCGTATATATGAATTACTAATATTAGTATTATTTGCATTATTAATTATATTAATGTGTGAAGCTATTGTTCGTATAGCTAAAAGTTAATATTTTCATCATTATATTCTTCTTCATATAACAATGTATGAACGTATAATGGTTTAGTTCTTCCAACACGATGTGCTCTTCCAATTGCTTGCGTTCTTTCATTATTCATTGAATGATATATAATAACATCTGTAGCAAAACTAATATCAATTCCAGAACCTGCATAATTAGTATTCAATAAAATAACTTTAATTTCACCATTACGAAATCTATCTAAAATATTATTCATACAACCAGTTGTTCCTTTAATTTCTGTAAATGATATATCGTGATTATTTAAATTATTTATAATACTTGAAAAACCATTTTCTATTTTACTAAAAATTAAAAACTTACCATCAGGTTTAGTATTAATAATATCAATTAACGTATTTTCTTTACTTTTAAATTTAGTTTTTGGTTCTGTATTATTTACGATGGTGTTAGTAATAAAAGTAGTATCAGATATATTAATTTCATTTCTACATTCAGGACACTTTTTATTTGTTCTTATCCACATCATTATACAAGTCGCACAATATGAATGTGCGCAATTCAATATTAAAGGATTTGTTAAATTGTCTAAACAAATAGCACAACTTTTATCTTCAATATTACTTATTCTTTGTGTTAAATCTTTAATTTTATTTTCAAGATTAATTATACATTTGTCAATAGATTCAGTTCTTTGTTCTTTTTCTTGATCTGTTAATGACATCATACCTATCATATCTTTTTCACATTTTTTATTATGCAAATCTTTATTCAATTTATTTGTAAAACATTCTATAATACCATTTTCAGTTGCTACATTACCACCAATTTCACGCATAATACCTAATAGATCTGAAGCATTTAATCTTTCTATCTGTGATCTTGATAAATATGGTCTAATGATACTTAAACGATTTAACATTTTACATTTGTAATTTTTTTCAATTATGGGTGGTAGATCAAAACTTTTTTTAATAAATGAATCTTGTGATTTTATTAAAATATGATTTAATTCGTTTTTAATTAATTCACGAATTAGATATACATTTGCATTAACACAATAACGTATATTTAATAAATTAGTATAAGTTGCACTTATTAACCACTTGTATAAAAAAGAAATATTACCAATTGACATTAGAATATCGTGAGCTTCATCTACAATTACTCTTGCCCAATATTTTATAAAATAACTATCGTGTTCCATATAATTCATAAATTTACGTAATGTTGTATTTTTAATTAAAATAAGATCAAATCTTTCAAAATATTTTTTAATTCTTGCGATATTACTATCATTCGGTTTTTCTATTTTTTTTATTATACGAATATCATCTAACAATAAAACTGATAATTTAGTATCATTTTGAATACTTTTTACCCATTGTGTATATACTGGTCCTCGTGGAACTATTACTAAAGTTGTATTAATATATTTTGATCTAATAACATCTGTATTATATTTTTCAATATTTGATACTATTACAGAATTTTTAATAGTATCACCTTGTTTTATTTTAACTTGTGTATTATAACTTTTTAATGACGAATTATTTATTTTTATTGTATTAACTGGTGAATGTGCTACAATAGATAATGCTGTAATTGTCTTACCATAACCTACTTTTTCACCAATAATACCAATATTAGTTGTTATTTCATAATAACTATTTTCATTTGTTTCATCATTATGATATATTTTTTCATCTTGTTCCATCCTACAAGCTTTATAAATACCGGCTAATTGATGTTTTTTTAATGGTAATTTAATTTTTTCATTTTGTTCTAATATAGGAGAATTTTCATCTAACATATCATTATAGTAGTGCATTATTATTATTATTATATAATATATTTTTTATATACCTATATATTTTTATTAACTCCTAACAAAATGCTTTGTAAAATCAAATGCATAAAACAACGGTGCCATTAAGAAATTAAAGATCGTATTTATCGGTAATAATATATTAGCAAAAGCATCTTTATAATTCATATAAAAATCATTCAATATATGTAGCATTATTATAAATATGAAAAAAGTCATAAAAAATCCAATTAAATCTAAATTAATTAATGTATCATAAAGCATTTCTGACAACATTTATTTTATAAAAATAATATAAATGAGTGGTGATAACTCAATTAATAGGAATAAAGATTTAATTGATGGTAATAAATCTAGTATTCAACAAATTCTAGGTGATATTAATGATTTAACACTTGGTGTTGCTACTAAAGATGAAAAAGATAAAATTAAATATACAGGGTATAATGATTGGCGTTTAAAACTTGAAATATATTCTAATATTGATGATACTACTGTTTTAAATAGTAATTTGTTGTTTGATAATAGCAATTCTTTAGAATATGTTGATTATATACATTTATTAGCAGATAGCAATGAAATTGATGTTTCAAGTAATCTTAAATTTGTTGATTATAAATCATTAAACAGCGGTAATAAAATAAGTCGTAATTATCAAGATGACACATATCAAGATTATATTATTACACATAAAGCTGATAAATTATTACTACGTTATACTTTAAATATTTTATTAAAAAAAGATCAAGATTCTCCTATTACTACTAATTTTGACAGTATTAATTTAGCAACACATCATTATTTTATTAATTATGAATATCAAAGTGATGATATTAATGATGGTTATAGTAATTTAATTAAAGGTTGGAATACTATAGATTGGTTCTTTATTTACGATTCTAGTTTAGATAATAGTAATATTGTATTAGGTTTTAATCCTCTTCTTAATGATACACTAAATACTGATGAGTTATACAGTAATGTAGAATTAATTTCAGGTATTTTACCTTACAATCCTAATGGTATTTCAAAAAATACGAAATCTTTAAAATATACAGTTTCTACTATTAATAATCCAGAAGATCAATATATTATAGAAAGTCAAGATATACCTGAACGTGCTTATTATTTAACAAAAACATATTTATGTAATTTTGATTCTATTACAAATGATTTTAATTCTAATATTACATTTGATATGACAAATTTAGGTTATTTTGGTGATGCAAGACTTACATTAAATTCAATTACTTTAAGTAATATTGATTCTACTACTGATTTAAATGTTAAGAATTTTAGTTTTAGTAATATAACTAATGGATTATCTATGCCATTTGCTGATGAACAATTAATTAAACCAAATGCAAGTTATACTTTTGATACTGATAATTTAAATATGAATAATTCAGCTGATTCCAGTTTTGATAGTTATAATTTAACTAATAATATAAATATTACCACAAATTTTGAACCTATAAGTTCATCGTTAAGCTATAATATTGAATTTGAGTTTTATTTAGAAATTAGAAGTAATTCACAAAATACTAATTTGGTTTTTAATCAACAGGAAGCTAAAGCTAGAAAATCTACAAATAATAAAATTATTTTTATGAATGATGGATCTATTGGTATAGGAACAGATGATTCACAAGGTTATTCATTGTATGTTAATAACATATCTAGTTCAAAAAAAGGTATATATTGTGCAGATGACATTACGATATTAAGTGATGAAAAATACAAAACTAATATTAAAACTATTGAAAATCCTATAGAAAAATTAATGGGATTAAGAGGAGTTTCGTATAATAGAATTGATCGTGATATTAATGAAACTCGATTTGGATTTATAGCTCAAGAAGTTCAAAAAGTTTTACCAGAAGCTTGCGATGGCAACAATGGTATTAAAAATACAGATATTGTAGCATTATTGGTTGAAGGTTTTAAAGAAATTTGTAAAAAAATTGATAAAAAAACATAAAAAATGAAGTTAATTTAAATTTTTTAATTATCATTATGACCACCAACAACACTCTCGTGCACAAGTTCCTTGTTCCTCTTATTGAGAACATTGATTTTGATAATTGTGAGAACAACAGCAATATCAAGGCAGTCATCAGTAAGCTGATGACTATTGCTAAAAATACTATGAAGAATCAGCAAGAACCCGGTGATACCTCGGGTATCAAAATTGATGAGATGAAAGGAGCACTTATCCTTGATACACAGGCTGACAAACCTAAGAAGGATACTGAGACTAAGAAGGATACTGAGACTAAGAAGGATACTGAGACTAAGAAGAAAGCCGAACCTAAGAAGAAAGCCGAACCTAAGAAGAAAGCCGAACCTAAGAAGAAAGCCGAACCTAAGAAGGATACTGAGAGTAAGAAGGATACTGAGCAGAGCGATGAACACGACAGTGAATCTTCGGATGATTCTACTGGTAGCTCAACAAAAAAACAGCATATTGAAAAGAAAAGCATTAAAACACCCGGTAAAGTTGATGATGAATCTGATATCAATGAAGATATTGATATTACCATTAACTCTGATATAGACGACCCAGCCAGTGATGAGGAGTAAAAGTAATTAACACAAAAACAAAAACAAAAACAAAAAAAACACTTTTATAATTTGCACTTTAAAAATGTCAAATAACTTTTTTATTGAAGGAAAATGTAATAAAAACGTAGCTTGCTTTAATAAGGTTTTAAATAAATTTGTAAAAAAATTGATAAAAAAATATAAAAAATGAAGTTAATATAAATTTTTTAATTATCATTATGACCACCAACAACACTCTCGTACACAAGTTCCTTGTTCCTCTTATTGAGAACATTGATTTTGATAGCTGTGAGAACAACAGCAATATCAAGGCAGTCATCAGTAAGCTGATGACTATTGCTAAAAATACTATGAAGAATCAGGAAGAACCTGGTAATACTTCAGCTATCAAAATTGATGAGATGAAGGGAGCACGTATCCTTGATACGCAGGCTGGCAAACCTGAGAAGAAAGCCGATCCTGAGAAGAAAGCCGAACCTAAGAAGAAAGCCGAACCTAAGAAGAAAGCCGAACCTAAGAAGAAAGC